CGTTTATTGACCAAGTATATGATCAGTATCCTGAATGGCCATACGGTCAAGCGGATCGCGTGATGGTGTGGGGATCGGGCGAGGATCAGCAATTCGCCGCTTTTAAACTCAAACCTGGTACCGGTGCCAACACAGTGGAAATAGATTGGATCATGGCGGGCCCAGAACAACGCAAAGGAGTTGGCAGCCGTGCTATCCAGGAACTACAACAACAAGCACAGGCCGCAGGCATCAGACTGACATTGTATCCTTGGAGTCGCGGTCAGATAAGTCAGGCCTCATTGACTAGGTTATATCGACGCAATGGATTTAAACCCATCGCCAAAGGTGCCAAGCCCATGGCATGGGATCCAGTAGCTGAAAACTTTGCAGACGGCCGGGGGCCAGGTCGTCCAGGAGATAGCCAACGACACGGTATCCCCAAGGGTGCTACCATGGCCCAATTAGAAAAAGCATCACATGCAGGCGGTCGCAAAGGACAGTTGGCCCGATGGCAACTAAATATGCGTAGAGGGCATAAGAAATGAGAGCTAAAGAATTTATTTTTGAAACCGAGGCATGGCAAAAGGCCAACAAGCAAGATCACACAGCCGGCATGAGTAAAAAAGCTGTCAGCACTTATCGCCGCGAACATCCGGGTTCAAAACTGCAAACTGCTGTAACCACTAAACCCAGCAAGTTAAAGAAAGGTTCTAAAGCAAGTAAACGCCGATCCAGCTTCTGTGCCAGATCCAATGGTCAAAAGAAGATGCACCATATAGATTGCAGCAAAACTCCGGATAAACCAATCTGCAAGGCACGCAAACGATGGAACTGCGAATAAAATAAATCCGTAATAGTTTGACATTGCTCCTTATAGACTGTATACTAGTTTATAAGGAGATTTTTTATGAGTAAAGTATTCGGAGCACCCGAGCAGGCAAAAATTAAACAGATCGTAGCAGAGGGTGTGACAGTATTAAGTGAAATACACGACCTCCAAGCAGGTCTCAACGACACTATAAAAGCAGTGGCTGAGGAGCTAGAGGTCAAGCCCAGCACTATCAAACGAGCCATCAAGATCGCACAGAAAGACACATGGGATCAGGTATTCCGCGAGTTTGACGATTTGGAAACTATAGTAGACATCAGTGGACATGCTAATAGACAAGATGATCATGATGCAAGGAATCCCAACCGCGACGGTCAAGATTGATGCGGATCGTCGATATTTTTCAACCCACCCTAGATTGGATTAAAAATGATTATCGTACCTATCCTTTTCGCTTTTGCGTGGAGTTGCTGGCATGGGCTGTCAGCGTTGGTTGCGCGATCACCATGGCCCTTACAGTCCCCAATCCTCCTCTTGTTTACATGTACCCTGTTTGGATTAGTGGTTGTGCCATGTATGCTTGGGCTAGTTATACTCGGCGGTCTTTTGGCATGCTGGCTAACTATTGCCTGCTAGTGACCATAGATTGTATCGGTCTCGCGAGAATGATCACTAACTCAAATTAAGGAGATATATCATGAAAAATTCTACAGAATCAATGTTTACAGCAATATACACCCACCATCTTTGGCCCGGTGATGAAACTCGCAGCGGAGAAGGCAGCACCTTGTCCTATACTGAACGATTAAGGAAAGAACTGCCCGCATTGTTCAAACAGTTTGATATCTCCTCAGTGTTGGATGCTCCTTGTGGAGATTTTAACTGGATGAGAGTTTTCATGCAGGACCATCCAGAGATACAGTACACCGGCGGTGATATTGTTAGGCCAATGATAGAAAAACTACAATCCACCGATACCCGAGACAATCAACAATTCGTGCATCTTGACATAACCCAAGATACCTTGCCGTCAGCTGATCTAATGATCTGCAGAGATTGTTTGTTCCATCTCGAGCCTCAACTGGTAGGAGATTTTGTAAGGAACTTTGCAGACAGCGATATCCGATATCTGCTGACCACTACCCATCACAATGACGGGACCTGGGCAAATGTGGATTTAAACACTGGTGGATTCCATCCAATCGATCTATTCTCGGAACCTTACAACTTCCATGCAGATGTTTTATACAGTATCGAGGATTGGTTTGATCATCACAAACCCAGGCGATTGTGTCTCTGGAGTCGTGAACAAATACAAGACCTACTATAACATCACTATAAATAAAAGTGAGAAAGGTCCTGCGAGCCATAAATCGCCAGAATAAGGTTGCCGGCCATAAGCGGTAAGGAGAAAATATGAGTTATGTAGACAGTCGCTGGGATCGCGAAAAGGATATCGTAAGTGTCATTGAAAGAGACCCTAAACTGGGTCGCGTATATCGAGAATACCCAGCCAAATATTTGTTTTACTATCCAGACCCCAAGGGCAAATTCAGATCGATATTTAACGACTCACTGAGCAAAGTCACTGCCCGGAGTTGGAAAGAGTTTAACAAAGAACAAAAAATACACTCATCACATAGACTATTTGAGAGTGATATAAATCCTGTATTCCGTTGCTTGGAAGAAAACTATCTCAACAAAGAACCTCCAAAGTTAAATATAGCATTTTTCGATATCGAGACAGATATGCAACCATTTTCAGTATCGTCCCAACAAATGGTAAAAATTAGAAAAAAGGCAAAATAGTTTTTGATATCGAAGTAGATAAAATAAATAAGTTTATAGGAGAAAGCCATGAATTATGAAAAAATCTATTACGCTATCATCGATAATGCAAGATTGAGAAAAAAAGCACCGGGGTTTGAAAAGCATCACATTATACCAGGTAGTTGCGGTGGAACCAATGATAGATCAAACCTAGTTTATCTAACAACTCGAGAACATTTGGTGTGTCATTTGTTGTTAGTTAAAATATACAAGGATAATCCAATCTTTCGAAAAAAAATGATTTATGCATTATGGTGGATGGCAAAGACTAGAAGTAACATAAATGGATGCAGGATTACTAGCCGAATGTATGCGTTTGCAAGAGAAGAATTTAGCAAAAATAATCCAAATAAATGTAATGAAAGAAAAAAAAGATTTATAGAAAATCATAAAGCAGGAAAATACAATTATGATTATGATAAAGTAAGTCAGACATTAAAGAAAACATTAGGTAAGTTAAGCAAAGAAGATATGCTTGAAAGAATGCAAATGTCAGCATTAAGTTGTGATCAAGAAAAGAGAGCAGAATCTATAAAAAAGGGAAAAGGCTCATGTCTTCAAATAACAAAGTTAAATGGAGAGAAGATTGAGTTTTGGTCATATAATGATGTATACACTATAACGGGTTATACATATGACCATATAAAATATAAAATAAAGAAATGTAATGGCAAGTTAAACGATGGGTCGACTATAAAATACATAACAAAATATAAAGGAAATGATAACAGTGTTGGAAGAAAAAGAAATAACAGTATTTGAATTAGGGCAGTTATCACTAAGTAAAGATCAAGATCTCTACGAAGTTTATGACGAAACTAAAAAACAATGGGTTTCTATATCAGGATGTAGATATTTAGAACCAGGCCCAGGATATGCAAGTCCAGAAGATGCGTTTATGCCGATCACTGCGATCGCTGTGTATCTACAGTGGATGGAAACCATGGTATGTCTTGCTGTTCCTCCCAAAACGCTGACCATGGAACAGGCCAAAGAACAGGTCAAGGATTTCCCCAACACCATCCTGTTTGAAACCGAATACGAAATGCTAGACACATTCTTAAATCTGATCGAAGACGCAGATGTGTTGAGTGGATGGAACTCAGAAGGATTCGATATTCCCTACACTGTGAATCGTGTTATCAAAACGCTGTCAAAAGAAGATTCTCGTAGATTCTGCCTGTGGAATCAGATGCCTAAAAAGCGAGAGTATGAAAAATATGGCAAGACCGCGATCACTTATGATCTTGTTGGTAGAGTGCATTTGGACAGTTTAGAACTGTATCGGAAATACACCTATGAAGAACGACACAGTTATCGATTGGATGCCATCGCCGAATATGAATTAGGACAACGCAAGACACAGTACGAAGGCACACTTGATCAGTTGTACAATAATGATTTCCGTAAGTTTATCGAATACAACATCAATGACTGTAAACTGCTGGATGATCTTGATCGAAAACTCAAGTTTATTGATCTTGCCAATACCATCGCACATGAAAATACTGTGTTGCTACAAACTGTTTTGGGAGCGGTAGCGGTCACCGAACAGGCCATCATAAACGAAGCCCACCACAGAGGACTGATCGTGCCAAGTCGCTCACACAGAGGTGATACAGAAAGCACACAGGCCGCAGGTGCTTATGTGGCTTATCCAAAAAAAGGTCTACATGACTGGGTAGGATCAATGGACATCAACAGTCTGTATCCCAGTGTGATCCGTGCATTAAACATGGGTCCGGAAACTGTTGTCGGACAACTACGACAGGATTATACCCGTGCAGAAATCGAAGCCAAGATGGCCAAAGGTGCGAGTTTTGCAGCGGCCTGGGAAGGCAAGTTTGGAGCCAACGAATACGAGTGTGTGATGTCCAAGGATATCGGCAACGATATCATCGTTGATTGGGAAAATGGCGAAACGTCGGTCATGAGCGGCGCACAGATATACGAAACGATATATGAAAGCAATAGGCCCTGGATGCTGAGTGCCAACGGTACGATATTTACTCATGAGCACGAAGGTGTTATTCCCGGGTTATTAAAACGATGGTATGCCGAGCGTAAAGAAATGCAGGCCAAACTAAAAGATTCAATCAAAGCGGAGAACAAAATTGAAGAAGAATATTGGGACAAGCGACAACTGGTCAAGAAGATTAACCTCAATAGTTTATATGGTGCTATCCTTAATGCTGGTTGTAGGTTCTTTGATAATCGTATTGGACAATCCACGACTCTTACCGGACGACAGATCGCCAAGCATATGGCCAGTAAGGTAAATGAAGTGGTCACAGGCGATTATAATCACGTGGGAAAAGCCATCATTTACGGTGACACTGACTCGGCATATTTCAGTGCTTACAACAGTTTAAAAAATGAAATAGACAAGGGCGAAATCACTTGGGACAAAGATACTGTTATCAAACTGTACGATACCATATCAGATGCAGTGAATGAAACATTTCCACAGTTTATGCTGGATGCATTCCATTGTCCAAAAAGCCGGGGCGAAGTGATCCGAGCCGGTCGTGAGATCGTTGCTATCAAAGCATTGTTCATTACCAAGAAGCGTTATGCCGTGCTGTATTATGACAAGGATGGAAAGCGACAGGATCTAGATGGCAAGCCGGGTCGGATCAAGGCCATGGGTCTAGACTTGAAGCGTAGTGATACACCAGAATTTATGCAAAACTTCTTGAGTGAACTATTGGACATGGTGCTCAACAACGCACAAGAAAAGGAGATACTGGAACGCATCGGAGAATTCCGTACCGAGTTTAAATCTAGACCCGGCTGGGAAAAAGGCAGTCCAAAACGTGCCAACAACATCGCCGAATATCAAGAGAAAGAAAAGAAAGCCGGCAAAGCCAACATGCCCGGACATGTGCGTGCCAGTATCAACTGGAATACCCTCAAGCGAATGAACAATGACAAATACAGCCAACAGATCGTGGATGGTATGAAAGTGATCGTTTGCAAAATGAAAGCAAATCCACTGGGTTATACAAGTGTTGCATATCCGGTAGACGAAACACGATTACCACAGTGGTTCAAGGATTTACCATTTGATCATGCAGAGATGGAAGCAGTGATCATCAA